TAGCTTCAGCACCAGCCATTTGAATTTCTTTAGCTCTATTCTCAGCATCAAAATTCTTATGCATTTGCACATGGTTAGCAAAAATCTTTTTAACCCTATCAGGTAACAATTCCCAACGTTCAGTAGACATAAAAGCTTTATGCTCAGCTATATGTATTGCATGATCATCTTCTTTATGCCATTCAGGATTAGTAACTTTACCTCTAGCTAAATCAGCGTTTTCTCTTCTAGCTTTATGCGTTTGAGGAGACAAACCAGCTAACAAATCCTGAGCACCTGGCAACTCAGCTACACGAATATACTCAGCAGCAGACTGAATCAAACCCATTTGCAACATTTTATCAGCTTGTTGGATCATGCCAATCTTTGACCTAGGCAACAACCCTTCAGCAGGAATCCTTACTTCAAACTCAGATGATATATCTGACCCTCTGTGAGGAAAACGTTCTGGCCCAAAACCAGCATCAACAGTAATAGTGCGTTCCTTTTTTTGAGTTGTTTGATAAATTTGCAAACACATTTGAGCTGTTTCACGCCAACAACGAGCAGTTTCTTTAATTAACCTACCAGTCGGAGAAGTATCATTCTCAGCCAAAATAGATAAACCGCTACCAGATTCAATATTAGGAGGGGCTAAACCACGAGACACATCATGAACACCCATAATGTCATCAATCATTAACGAAGCACGATCCAAAACAGATTCATACCAATTCTTTAACTGAGGCTGTTCAAGATACTCAGGCAAAGGAACACCATCAGGCCAAGGCTGAAAACCTGGCTTATCAGTCATTTCCTCAATAAAAGGCTCAGCGCTAGCAGGAAACAAAGCACGAATAGTTCCCAACTCCTTAGCATGTTCAGCTATACCAGACCAAATACCATTAAGAATAACTTGGACTTTTCTAACATCATCCATGTACGTAGTGCCCCACCATTGATTCTCTTCAACAGTTTCACGAGCTACACAAATAGGTAGCCTGTCTTTAAACGGGTAAGGCCACGCTCCTTTTTGAATAACTTTGCCATCTACAATAACTTGAAAACCACCTTCGCTTTTGCCCATAGGTCGTTCGTAATAAGTCAATACTTTAGTTAAATCAGGAATAGTAGAATTAGATCCCCATCCCTGATGCAACATTTGATGTTGAAAAGGAGCCAAACCAGCAGAAGCATCAGCAGGTGGCTCTTTCCTCATATCAAATATTGCCTTAACGGTTTTAGGTGGCAAAGCTTCAACCTTAATACACCAACGAGCAGTTTCACCGTTTCTTGAACCTGGCTCAACAATAAACTCTGCTAAAGACAAGGGTTTAACAATAGGTAATTTAGTTTCAGGATCTATCTCAGTTATTAACGCACCAGAACCACCCTTACAAACACCTTGCATATGTTCTTCACGAATAACTTCCCAACGCTGACGATTATGCAAATCACGCAAAACAGCTTCAGCTAAACGAGCTGAACGAATAGAAGCATCATCCCCAGCCGTAGGAGTAACCTCAAATTTTAATTCACGTTGAGTTAAATTAGCAATAATAGTTCTTTGGTTAGCTCTAATTTTATTAAAAACAGCTTGAATACGATCACGGTCTTCTACTTGTTCACTTAAACGAGTAACACGACTATTCCAACGCAACCATTGCAAACCACGAACAAACGCATGGTTTAACCAATAACTACGCAAAGGTCCTATAATATGTCTAGCTGCTTCTTCATACAGCTCTTCAACCAAAGTTTGTTTTTCTGCCATTATTTCTTCTTCTTAATTTCCTTAACCAAACCTAAAGCTTTTGCAGCTTTATCATAATCCCTTCGCAATTTTTCGTTTTCCTTAACTAAATCATTGTATGCTTTTTCTAATTTTGCAACAGACTCCGGCGACTTCCAACCAATTTGTTGCGCAGCATCTTTAATGCAATCAACAGCAACATCCAAAAAACCTTCTTCTTCTATAGGGGGTCCACGAAAAATTCCAGGATCACCCTCTGCTTTAGGCAAAAACGAAACATAACAATTACCTACATTTGCGCTTTCAATGCCAAAATCTCCGCCTTCTATTAATCTAAACATGTTACCTCATCATATACGACCAATTATTAGGTCGTTTAGCCTTATCTTCTAATTGTTTCCAGCATAGATCATGAATGCTTAATTTACGTTTCTTCACATAAGAATGTGCAGGCATAGAGCGACTCATTTCCCAAGCATAAGCACCAGTGTCAACCATATCATCATGTTTAGAATTAGGAAAATTTCTATGCTCTTGTTCCCATGCATACAACCAAGCCGCATGCTTAGGAAACCAAACCTGGCGAGCAGTAATACCAGCACCATAAGGAATAGCGCGCTGAACCTTGTCACGATCCTTCGGAAAAAGAGGCCGAACATTAAAACCGCCAGCACGTTGGAATAACTGGATAAGCGTCAAACCAAACGAACGCTCTTCAATACCTAAAGTAGAAACATCCCATTTAGCGCACAAACCCTGAGCCCATTGCAAATGCATAGCAGATTCAACACGCTGCCTATCCATATGCACCAAAATCAAATTTTGTGTATCACGATGAAAATCCCAAATCGACATAACAGACCAATCAGCCCACGTCTTTAACGAAGCAGCCAAATCAATAACACCAAAACGCTCACATTGATCCTTAGGCACAACAATAGCTTCACCATTTTCAATCTCAAGACGATAAGACCCAAGACCTTCAGTCCAATGATGATACGGCGGAGACAAAATACCACCAGCTTCTAAAGAAGGAGAACCCTGATACATAGCATCAAACCACAACGGATCATCCTCACGTATCTGCTCTAACTCAGTCAATGTCTTACGAGCAGGACACAACGCCTCCCCAGGCTTTCTATCAATAACATCTACATAATCTTCTCTAGGAAAATACTCAGGCTCTAACGCAATAGCAGGCATCTCCAACACACACCAATCTTCACGAGGCACAGTAGACTCAGGTTCATAAATCCTACGACCAGACAAATCATCCTCATGCCATCGAGTAAACATAACTACCTCAACAGCCATAGGTTCCTTACGAGTCAACCAAACAGACCCATACCAATTATCCTTAGAATCCCTAGCTACTTGCGACAAAGCTTCTTCAGAGTTTTTAAAAGGATCATCAATAAGCCCAAAGTGATACCCAGTACCAGTAAGCTTACCGCCCACACCAGCAAATCGTAATTCACCAAACCTTTCGGTTTCTCTGATAAGTTGCCTATTCCCTTTAGTAGAAACAAAACCATTCCTTTCATCTAATTGACGATTAATCTGCTCTCCCCATTCCCACGAAAACTCGTCAGAATACGTAACAATAGCCTGCTTACGATCAGGCCACCTAGACAAATACCAGCCAGGAGTATGCAACGTAGTAATCCAAGACTTTCCATGACGAGGGGGCGCAGAAAGGCCAAGCCGAAAAACTACCCGTTCAGCAGTATCAGGATGCAAACCAAAAAACTCAACAACTTGAGCACCATCATCACTACTCAAAAAATCCCTAAGCTCTTCAGGACCCTCTATTGGGTACGTTCCTTCCTCAGTTCGATAGAACCAATCAGCCACTGGACCAGGCCCCGAATGGTAAAGCCTAAACTCGCACAACGCCTGAATATACTCCGAAACAACCTCAACATGTTTATATCGTATCGTCTGAGGCGACACATAACACGCATAATCCAACGGAGAAGCTAACGCCACCCTCGCAGAAAGCAAATGCTCAATATAACGAGTTTCTTCAGGTGTAGCAAACTCTAAAAGATCAAGAATCTCTTCATAGTTTATATCATCAAGTCTATCTACCACTTAACCCTGTTAGCCCAATACGCAGCCGACATCTTACCTTTTTTAATATTTTTTCCATGACGAGCCTTAAAAGACTTGCGCTTCATCTTAATACGCCTACTCTCACCCTTTTTAGGTTTACCAGCAGTCTTAGCCCCCTGCTCACCAAACCTAATAGTCTTAACCCTGTCGCCTTCTTTAGCAACAACAACATGAGACTTCTTAGGATGATTAGGGGTACGCTTAGGTTTATTAAACCCAGACACACCAGCCCTAGCTAAACGAGGATCTTTTTTCTTAGCCATTAACGCTTCTTTCTCCTAATCTTTTTCTTCTTATGCAAACCATGACTAGCATGCTGTTTACCAACTTTAATAGCTTTACGCTTTTTCCTACTAGCAGCAGCTAACTTCTTACGACCAGCAGGCGTAGACTTCAAACGCTTAATCTTTGCAGCAGGCGCATACACCTCACCAGAAGCTTTTGGACCCTGAGTAGAAGGCTTACCAGAAGGAGTAGTCCACTTCTGCTTAGTCCACGTATCCAAAGACTTCTGAGACTTAGTCTTAGCCATCAGTTTCTATAGCCTCCACCCTTAGCCTTATACTGCTTAGCCAACATCTGAGCTTTACGAGCAGACCATTGACCAGGCTTGCCGCCCTTACCACCAGCCTTAATTTGATTAAACAAACGCTTACGCATAGCAGGCTTCGTATAATTACCAGCCTCATTAACTCTAGATTTAGACTTAGCCTTAACCTTAACGCGTTTACGTGCAGGCACTACTTTTTTTTCTTTTTAGCAGCCATTTTTTTACGCCCAGCAGCCTTAGCTGCTTTAGAAGGACGACCACGCTTGCTTCCGTATGTACCTTTTCCATATGGCATATTAAACTCCTGTCACAAATATTTTAATAGTAGGTGTACCCGATGCTGCAATAGCATAAAGTTCTTCGCCTGGCTGAGTCAGCGTAATAGGGCCAATTGTCTTACCTGCCGCTAAAGTTAGCCCCTTAGAATCATCAGCGACATCAGCGCCACCAATAGTCATCTCAATAGAGCCATCTTTATTCTCAACCCAAACAAGATTAGGATGATCAACAGATGCGGCCTGCGTAGCAGTCCAAACGACTTCCCTAGCTGTACTCAGCGCATTATCTTCGCCATGAACGGCCATAAATTCTCCTCATTAGAATACTCCCTTAAGTTTACTCAAAGATTCCTCACGATCAAGCTCTTCCAAAATATCTTCCAAAGGACGAGCATCAGACTCCTCCAAATAATCCGCAGCCTTCCGCAACACCTCGGGGCGATCCAAGGAATGCCCCAACACCGAATTACAATGCAAACAAAGAAGACCACGAATCAAATACCGATCACCATGCAAATGATCCACATGAATCTTCGACGTAGACATAACAGAAAAATCAGCATCACAAATCTTACAACGACCACCCTGCGCAGCCATCAAACGAGTCTTATGCTTCGCAATATGATACTGCCGACGCTTATACACCTTCCAACACGGATCACAATACGTTTGATTATCCTTATAATCCGACACCCACTCCTCACAATAACGACAAAACTTTAATTTTTTATTATGAAAATCAGCAGTAGCCATCAATAAGAACATACTTCAGGACAACAAAAAACACAACCCAAAACCCAAATCCGTCATATACATACGTGTGGGGTAGAGTGCTGTACGGGGTACAGCACCCCCACACGATGTAAACAGACCCCCCTGGTTTCTCCGAAACCCATAGGGGGGCCTATCGCCCCTCACTAACCCGACATATCGGCAGGAAACCTGCCGTATCGTCGGTAAGTTCACCCCGAACCCCACCCAAACAACTAACTTACCACCACAACAAACAAACAAACCCCAACCACTCACACCCTGCGTTTTCTGCTTTGTCTCTGTTCTTTTGGTAAGCCTGTGCAAGGGCGTTCTTTTCCATGAAAAGAACCAAAAATGCCACGGAGTGATCCGTGGACGATCACCCCGCGTTCGGGGGGAACAGTTTGCGTTTTTCGGAAGAACACCGAAAAACGTTTCTTGAAAAGACCAAGAAACAAGTCTCTTCTTCTTCAGGGATGAAGAAGCAAATCCTTTCCCCGCAACCATTTATTGTTTTATTCGCACATGTCGGTACCCCAACACCGCCTGTGCGGTGTTAGCGACATGTGACGTATTGTGGTTGCGGGGACCTACTTTTTTCTGCAAAAAGTAGGCAAAAACGCCCCCCCCAGTGCCAGAATTGTACAATCCGCTCTGCTCTGGTGACGTGCTTAACGGAAACGCGGGGGCCCGGAACACCCCACTGGGGTGTTCTTCCCCGTCGTTTCCTACACTTCAAATCGTCGCCAAGATTTTTTCAGCCGTTGATCCGTATCTGCCCTACGGAAAAGTGAATTTAAATTCTTTGGCAAAGTCGAGTGCCATTTCTCAGAAACGACACCACACAGACAGTGGTGTCGATTCGAAATGTTGCACTCACTACGATTACGATGTCGGTACCCCAACACCCCACTGGGGTGTCGGCGACATCGTAATCTATGCCAAACAATTAAAATGTTTTCCGTGGTCAGCTACGGATCTGAAAACGACGGCTGAAAAATTCTTGTCTTTGGATTTGACACTGCGAGCAGTAGGGATAGTAGCGGTGGCACATTGTGAGAGAAAAGAAAGGAAAAACACAATGAATTTAATAGAAAATCTAAAGTGCATCATCAAGAGATGGTGGACTTGCGACGTTAGATATAGATCAGAGTTTCAAAGGAAAGGAAAGTGAAAATGGATATAGATATAGAAATGTTTGAATACAAATCATGGTTAATGAGAAAAGAACTTGAAGCCATGGAAATTATTCTATTGCCTGAAGATATAGAAAAAGAAGGAGAAAAAAATGAATAAAAAAGAAATAGAAATGTTAATAGATGAAGGATATGAAGACATCGAAATGAACGGTGAAAGCGTATCCCATAATCAACTGATAATTGAATTAAATAAAAAGGAGGTTCCAGACATGGGACATAAACAATATATTGAAAGTAATAAGAATCCAGAAGTTATAGGGGATAAAAGCATATTCGACGATTCTGATAAAGGCCCAGATATTAAAGATGCGCCTAAGGGATTGAAAGCCTATACCGTTACTGCTAAAGCCAATAGCGGAAGCGGACAATCCGTCAACTGGAATTGGGAGCAGATCCACCAGATCATTTGCGACAGCATGTTTCCTTGGCCCGACGTGAGTTCATTTCCGAGTGAGTCAAGCATCATGAGATCCGAACTCTCGAACGAAGAGAAAAGGGCAAAGATCCTGTCACGTCGAGCTACTCAGCATAAAGCGAACACGCTGGTTGCGCCGAATCCGAAAGCCAAGTCAGACATGTCATGGGCTCTAGGCGAGTCAATAGGCTTCCAGTACATCGGCAACGGCGCAAGCCTCGACTTCTACGGAATCGGAGATCAAGTCCCAGAGTTTGTGGACACTTGGGTCTTTAAGGCTATTGACGACCAGCATCTTAGGATGTCTGAAGTTATCACACTTGAGGCAATAGTCCAGAACCCAGACGGTTCACAGGAATGGCATAAAGTCGGTTGGATGTATCCGCCGAGTGACTGCCCTGACGCTAAAAAGTTCCTTAACCGAATCTTCGCCAGCTACACCGCTAAGTCCAACGACTCGGCGGGGGATGGACAAACTGCCGAGATGAAAGCCATGTCGATGCCCGAGATCACGCAAGAGGAAATCAACTATCTTGCGAGAAAACAGGAAGGCATCTTGTCCATCGAGGAGCGAGAAGCCGAAGAGCGTAAGCAAGCCAGAAGAGCAGAGGCAAGACGCAGAAGGGAAGAAGAGACTGCAGAAATGACTCTTGAGTCAGACAAACAGAGGATTAAAGATCTTCAGAGGAAAACCGAACTTGTGGAGTCAAAGACTAAGAGAAAAGATAAAAAGCCAATGCTAGATGAGTATATCGAAGTTGGTGAAAAGTTAGAACCAAATAACCCATTCCATAACTTCTCAAATTCAGTTAGGAAATGAGTTAATCATGGAGTTGAGAGGTAAGTTCCCCTTGCTTGCCTCTCAACTCCTAACATTTTTTTTTATCTGGCGGTAGTTGCATATTTTTCGCCAGCTAAAGCTGGAACAAAAAATATGCAAACGAGACTCTGTCTCGTGCTCTGCTTCTTCACGTGAAGAAGCAAACGCCACTCAACGATGAGTGGACAATCGCTCCGTATCGCAACGGAGAGTGCGCTCGGGTTTCGCCCCGAGACGACGACTCCTCAAGCGCCGGAGAGGCTTGGGATTTGGTAAGCCATTTACGTGGCCCGAGCAAACCCAAAATATAAACAAAGTTATCTATAAAAAAGGAGGAATAACAATGTTTAAATATTTACTAATAGTTATAACTTTAATTATTGGTACTTACTATTACCTAGATAGGACAGAACCCTACGAGTATGGTGAATGTGATCCATTTTGTAATGTTACTGTTCAAAGGGTTATTGATGGCGATACCTTTACTACTGAAAGTGGTTTGGTTATTAGGCTTGCTGGTGTTAATACGCCAGAGATCAATAGCCCTCTTGGTTACCAGCACAAATTGTGTTTGGAAGCCTTGATAGGTAATAAGAATATAAGAATAAAATTATTACAGAAAGATAAATATGGAAGACAAGTGGCTCAAGTAATAAGTCACAGGTCAACATGCAATAGACAAGAATTGAGATTGTTCTCATAGAAAGGATAGATATGACTGGTCGTTATGATCATGAAATAAAAATAAAAGTAAAGGATGTAAGAGAAACGATAAAAGCTTTGGAAGATATTAACTTTCATAGCGGATTGTTTCTCTTGCAAAATGAACATATTCCAATGACTGAAGATAGTGATGTCAAGTGGATGTATGACGTGCAACAAGCATGTCGACTTTTGATTAGAAATAATCCAAGAAATGTATTTATTAATAAACCAAGAAAGGAAACAATATGAATACACTAACGGAACTGCACCGTAATGCAGAAGCTGAAGGAGACTTAGATGCTTTCCTTCCCGAGGGTTACATCCGTGACTCTCAAGGATATATTATCCCCGACAGTGGCTTTAGTGGCGTTGTCGATATAGTAGCTATCAAGTTTGGCGAGACTCAGAAAGGTCATCTTTCTATGGGTCTTCAACTTGCTACTGAAGATGGTATCCGGTTCTGGACTAATCTGTACTTTTCAGATAATCCTACCGCTAACCAAATCACCCTTTTGGAATTATCTAAATTGGGTGTGACTAAGGAATACCTAGATGCTGATCCTAGCAATGATGATGTTGCTGAGATGCTCATTGGTAAGCCTTGTAAAGTAAAAGTAACTCATGACTTTGGTAGAGAAGGCAAGATATTTATTCGTGCCTCTTTTGCCTCTGCACCTGTTGCCGATACTTTCTAATTGGTGAACCTGAGCAT